ACGCAAGATAACGCCGAGTCAGACTGAACTGGCCGTGCTTGGCGAGAACTGTCCTGAGCCGTCGCTAACTGGTAGGACTTTGCCCAGATTGGAAACTGTGACTACAGGTATTTCTGTGTACGCACCTTTGGTGGTTGAGTTTGCGCGCAAGTACATGCAGGTTGAATTGATGGATTGGCAGGTGCATGCAGCTATGGGCTTGCTTGAGTCTGATGAGTCGGGGGACTTGGTTAATCGTTCCGGCCTTCTGACAGTTGCTAGACAAAATGGTAAAACCGTGCTTGGCCAAGCAATTGTGGGCACTTGGCTGACTTCGATTGCTGCACTACGTGGCAAACCCCAGACCGTTATCAGCTCAGCGCATGAGTTGCCTTTGGCTAACTTGCAGTACCAATTTCTTGCCCCAATTCTTGAGCAGTATTTTGACGCTAAACCCAAGTGGGGATATGGCCGTATGGAACTGGCAATGCCCGACGGCAGCCGCTGGTTTATTAAAGCCGCTACGCCCAGTGCTGGAATGGGCTTATCGGCTGACCTTATTTGGGTGGACGAAATCTACGACGTGGACGACGCTGTAATGGCTCACTCACTTAGGCCAACAATGAAAGCGCGTAACGTGCGCACAGCTGGTGGCTCGCCCATGATGTTTATGACTTCTACCGCCGGCACTGAGGCCTCGACTGCCATGCTTAGGTATCGAGAATTAGGGCTGTCGCTTATTGGTGAGCAACGCCAAGGCGCTTTTTATTTTGCTGAGTGGTCACCACCGCCAGGCGTTGATGTCATGGACTGGCAAGCAGGATGGTGGGGATGGGCTAACCCGGCACTTGGGCAAACCCTAGAGCTGCAGTCAATGTTGATAGATGCTGACCACCCAGACAGGTCTTCTTTTCTACGGGCAAGCCTAAATCAATTTGTCAATGCTGACGCTTGCTGGCTACAGCCTGGCCAGTGGGATGCTTGCTTGTCAGATATTCAAGGCCCAGACAATGGCTGGCTCGCTTGCGACTCAAGCCTTGACGGCTCGCGCTATGTCGCTGTTCGCGCAGCTGTAGATGACGTCGGCATCGTGCACGTCTCAGTTGAGTTTGTAGTTCAGTCATTAGCAGAGTGCCAGCAGGCCATGATGGATGCCTGCACTGCACACCCATTGCTCGGGCTGGCCGTCACACCAGCGTTAGAACATCACGTGCCACTGCCGTTAATGAGGCGTACCAAAGTGGTTGGCTATGGCGAACTAATGCGCTACACATCACTGGTCAGGGCACAAATTAACGACGGAAAACTGGTGCACCAGGGCGAGCAAAACCTTGCTGAGCACATGAACCGAGCCGTAGCAATTATGCAGCAAAACAATCTGGCGCTGTCAAGCAAGCGCTCACCCGGGCCTATCGAGTTAGCGCGCTGCACTATTTGGGCTGCCGCTTTAGCGTCTCGACCTAAGCAAGCTGGTAAGCCAATGATGGTCATAGTTAATCGCTAAACTATTTCTGGTACTGCTCTGGGCGTTGTCGGGATGAGCAGGGCAGTACCACACACACCCGTCAGAAAGTGGCATACTACCGCTATGGGTATTTTCAATAAGCCAGTTACTAAAGCCGCTATCTCAACACCATCAGTTCAGGCCGCTGTCGGGTATGCCCCAGCAAATAACAGCCGTAACCCACTTGAAAATCTGTATAACTACCAGTCTGGTATTTTGCGTGACCGCGCTATGACCCTGGCAACAGTGTCACGCTCGAGAGACTTGCTTGCTTCTGTCATTGGTTGTATGCCGCTAAAAATGTACGGCGAAATGTACAACGACGCGACTGGCGAGATGGAAGAAATACCATTAGCGCCACGCTCTTGGCTACGCCAGCCAGACCCAGCCGTAACGTACAACCACCTCATGGCATGGACTCTGGACTCACTTCTGTTTTACGGCCGGGCTATGTGGTACATCACAGAACGTACTGTTGATGGCTACCCAACTAAGTTCCAACTTTTACCGATGGGCTCAATACACACGGCCGACGAGCAGGGCCCCGTTTTCTATCAGCCTTCTAAAGCCATAAGTTTTGCTGGTAATGAGCTTGACTACCGCAATGTGGTGCAGTTCCTCAGCCCTATTCAGGGCATCATTTACAGCTCTGAGCAGACCATTAACACAGCGCTCAAAGTGGAAGCCTCACGCTACAAAAATGCGCAGAGTTCCTTGCCGTCGGGTGTGCTGATGCAGGTCGGAGGCGAACCGCTAAGCGCACAAGAGCTGTCAGAGATTGGTGCAGCGTTTCAAGAGGCTCGACTCACTAGCCAGACGGCAGTGCTTAACGAGTTCCTACGATACGAAGCCAGCACCGCTACCCCGGACAAAATGCTGATGATTGAGTCAGCCCAGTATTCAGCGCTAGACCTGGCACGCCTATGTGGTGTTCCCCCCTACCTTGTAGGTGTTGCCACTGGCGCTTATGCCTACACCAGCAGTGAGCAATCACGCGCTGACCTTTACATCTTTGGCGTTAAGCCCTACGCCGACTGCATTGCTTCAACGCTTAGCATGAATAACGTGTTGCCACGCGGAACTTATGTAAAGTTTGACACCGACGACTACCTAGAAGAAAACTATGTAGCCGACAAAATGCCCGACACCCAACCAGCAGAAAATACCCAGGAGTCCCTAGCATGATGCGTTTTACCAGTTCCACATTTAGCGTAGATGCAGCCACAGACGGCACACCTAAGCGCACCATTACAGGCATTGCCCTTCCTTACAACACTGAGGCCACAGTCTCAGGTGGCCAGACAGTTTCTTTTTTGCCGGGCTCACTGCCCACAGACGGCAAAAACCCAAAGCTTTACATGAGCCACGACTCAACCCAAGCCATTGGCCTTGTAACTGAGCGCGCTGACAGCCCAGAAGCCATGTATTTCACAGCGAAAGTTTCAACCACAGCCCTAGGCGACGAAGCTCTTATTTTGGCAACCGACGGCGTGCTTGATTCGGTAAGCGTTGGCGTAAACCCAACCAAGTTTTCCTTTAACGAAGATGGTGTCATGATTGTCGAAGCAGCAGACTGGATGGAGTTGTCACTTGTACCACAGCCAGCCTTTGCAGGTGCTACCATCACAGACGTTGCCGCGAGTATCCCCACATCAGAGGATGAAGTAAGCAATAATACAGAAACGGCACCCGACGAGCCTGAACCCACAGAGCCACAGGAGAACCCAGTGTCAGAAACACCAGCCCCAGAAGTTATCGAAGCATCCACAGTTTTTGCCCAACCAAAACGCAAGTTTGGTATGCCAACACCCGGTGAGTATCTTGCCGCTATGCACATTGGTGGAAGCACCTTTGAAAATGTCTCTGCCGCTGCACGCGACTTTGTTGCTTCACAGCAGTCAGCTTTCCAATTTGCAGCTGGTGACGTTCTAACTACGGACACGGCGGGATTGCTTCCTGTTCCAGTGCTCGGCCCAGTTTTTGAAAATCTTAACCAGTCGATTCGTCCAGTAGTTGCAGCTGTCGGCGCTCGCGCGTATCCAGATGGTGGCAATCAAAAGACATTCGTACGTCCTACCTGGACAACTCACACAAGCGTTGCGACTCAAAGCACAGAGCTTTCAGCAGTGTCAGCAACCACCCCAGTAATTGCTTCCAACGTAATTTCCAAAACTACGCTGGCAGGCCAGGTCACCTTGTCCCTACAAGATGTTGATTTCACGAGCCCTGGCTCAATGGACATCATCATCCGCGACCTTATGGGACAGTACATGCAGGCCAGCGACAACCTTGCTGCTGACGGCCTTGTAGCTGGTGCTAACGCATCAGGCGCTACATGGACAGTGACAGCAAATGACCCATCGTCACTTGTTACTTCTCTGTACACCTGTGCATACAACATCCTTGAAAACACCAACTTCTTGCCAGACCACATCTTTGTGAGCTCAGACGTATGGCGCTCACTCGGTGGCCAGCTCGACGCAAGCAAGCGCCCAATCTTCCCGTACGCAGGTGCTAACGGCCTTATTGGTTACAACGCTTTCGGTGAAGCCAACATCACAGTGGCTAACACTTTCAACCCATTCGGATTGACAATGTGTGCAGACAAAAACTTTGCAGCTGGAACTTTGGTAGTAGCTCGCGCTGCAGCCATAGAGTTCTATGAGAGCATCCGAGGATTGCTCACACGTGATGAGCCTTCAACATTGGGCAAGGTCATGAGCTATCACGGCTATGCCTCATTGTTTGTTGCCGATATCAAGCAAGTACAAAAAGTCACAGTCGCTTAGTCCGAAAGGCGGCTACCGCCGATGGCTACATACACAGTCACTTTCAAGCAACTGCTAGACAACTATGCAGTGCTACAAACACTGACCGACACTGAAATAGAGGTGGGGCAATCCATCACTGTTAGCGCTGTTGGCGTTCCTTTTAATGGCACCTTCGTGGTCTATGCCATGCCCAAGTATGAGTACATAGGCATAGACACAGAAGGCGACCTGCTCTTTAACGCTAATGTCAGCATTCCTAACCAGGTGCTGTTTGCTTGTACCGGCACAGACGTTGGCCGCATAGCTTCTAGTGGCACTGTTACTTATACCCAAAACTGCACATGGGTGGCTACTAACGCTGACCTGATTGCATACCTTGGCGTAGATATAACTAACCCAAGTGATGACTACACACTGGTGGGACAGGCTCGAAACGCTGCTAATGATTTCTGCTATCGCAGGCGTCAGGAGTCTGGCTATTTTGACAGCCTGACAACTTCACCAGGGCACGACGTGACGCTCGGGACGCTTATGTATGCAGCTGCACTTTGGCGTTCTCGTGGCTCTGTTCAGGACACCTTTGCCACGTTTGACGGTATGGGCTCAGCGCCCGTGTCAGCCATGACACCAGTGATTAAACAGCTGTTGGGCATAGACCGCCCACAGGTTGCCTAATGCCTGCCACAGGGCTTCTCAATGAGGCTATGCAAGACCTTAAGGCCACACTTACGGCAGTAACAGGCTTACGAGCTGTTAGCGACCCTACAAAGATTGTGCCTAACTGTGTCTTTCTTGACGCCCCTAGTTTTGAGACAATCGCTGGTGGTGGCAACATCATCCGCGTAACTATTCCAGTAAAAGTTATTGGCAGTGGTGCAGCTGCTCAAGGCGTGCTCGAGAACATCCTTAGCATCGTGGCCACAGTCCTAGGCTCGAGTGTTGTCATAATGGCAGGCCAGCCGTCATCGTTAGAAATTGGTGGCGCTACTTATCCTGCCTACGATTTACAGATGGCTATGCAGGCACAAAAGGCATGACATACCCCAACGCAGTAGTATTATCTGCTAGAACTATAAACAGATACGGCACCCGGCACCGTTTGACACAGGAGAACCATCGTGGCCACAAGTACATATCTCACTAACCCAACCGTGAACCTCGCCCCAACTACTGGTGGTGCCTTGGTTGATTTAACCGACCAGTGCCGTAGCGCCACTATCACACTTGGTGTGGACTCATTAGAAAGTACAGCCTTTGGTGATACTGGCCATCGTTTCGTGCCGGGCTTGCAAACTGTGTCTGTAGAACTTGAGATGTATCTCAGCTATGGCGCTGGTGAAGTTGAGGCTACATTGTTCGCCAACTTGGGCACAGGCACCACATCGCTTGTCATTTCGCCATCAGGAACCACAGAGTCAGCGTCTAACCCTGAGTACACAATTATCAATATGCAGCTAGTGGACTACACCCCAATCACTGGCTCTGTAGGCGAACTGTCAATGATTACCGCTTCCTTCATTGGTGGCACTTACGCTCGAGACATCACAACCCCTTAACTAAAGGAACCCGACATGAAATTAACTTTGAAGGTGGACTCAGGCGAAGGCCCGTACGAAGTCACGACCAGCCTGTACGTCATTGTGCAATGGGAACGCAAATACAAACGCAAGTCCAGCACCATTGGCGAGCAAGGTATCAGCATTGAGGACTTGGCTTTTATGGCTTACGAGTCATCCAAAGTGGCTGGCATCACAGTTCCTGTAGTACTTGACGACTTCATTAAACGCCTGGTTACTTTAGAAGTGGTGGATAATGACCCGGCAAACCCTACCCAAGCGGAACCTACCGCCATTCCCTAGCCAGTGTTTTAGTAGCAGTCGGGTGGTGGCCACCTGCTGTAGAGTTTGACATAGCCGACTTGAATACCACAATTAAGCTGTTAAACGAAAGCCGCAAGCCATGAGCCTTGAAACTACTGCAGAGATAACAGGCCTAAAGCAGGCACTGTCAGAGCTCAGCAAGTTAGACAAGTCAGCGCGCTTTAAGGCAGCAGCCAAGATTAAGGCCAGTAGCCCAGCGATGCTCGAGGAAGGCCGTAAGCAGTTTCCTGCTGAAATTGGTATCTCAATGATTCACGGCTGGGGGCGTAGCAAAAGTGGCAAAAAGAGCAGACTTACTTACGACAAAACCGCTGTGGATAAAGGCGTTCAGATTATGGTTGGTGGCCGTTCTCGTGGCCAAGGCATAACACCCTTGGTGACTTTGGTGCAGAAAGATGCAGCTGGCGCACTGTTCAGCCAGGCAGGCACAAAAAATAACAGCGACTTTTCTAAGTTGCTAACGAACGTATTTGGCAGGCCACAGCGCGGCTTGTGGCGCTCTCGAGCATTCATTGCAGAGCAAGGCGCGGCTGACATTATGAAAGCCGTTGATGAAGTAATCGCTGACGCTAACCGCGCACTACAAGCAAGGCAGGCTAACTAATGGCTATCTACCTACCAATTTTGACCAGTTTTAATCCAAAAGGATTGAAGGAAGCCGAGAAGGGCTTTAAGGATTTAGAAGGCGCGCAAGCCAAGGCTAAGTACGCACTTGGCAAGGCAAACAAATATGCAGCCGTTGCACTTGGTGGTTTAGTTGCTGGCCTTGGTGATGCAGTCAAGGGCGCGATGGAAGATGAGCAAGCCCAGGCAATGCTGGCGCGTCAGCTACAAAAAACCACTGCAGCCACTGATGCACAAATTGCTGGCGTTGAGGCGTACATAACCCAGCAAGGCAAACTTAAAGGCGTTACCGATGATGAGCTACGCCCGGCGATGGCTGGCCTTGTGCGCGCCACGATGGACATTGACGAAGCCCAGAAGGCTGCCAACTTGTCTATGGATATTGCAGCTGCTAAAGGCATAAGCCTTGAGACAGTGACTAAGGCTATGGAAAAGGCGTATGGCGGCAACATGACTGCCCTAGCAAAACTGTCACCAGAGTTACGCCAGATGATTAAAGACGGCGCGTCTATGGATGAAGTCATGGCCGAGATGGCTGTCACTTTTGGTGGTGCAGCTACTGATTCTGCTAACACTGCTGCAGGCTCTATGAAGCGCTTAGGCGTTGCCCTTGGTGAAGCTAAGGAAGGTGTAGGCGCTGCATTGTTGCCAATACTTGAAAAGGCCATGCCAGTGCTGCAATCGTTTGCCACGTGGGCACAAGACAACCCAACACTCATCACAGCTGTCGCTGCAGCCTTTGGTGTCATGGCAGCCAGCATTGTGCTAGTCAATGCCGCTATGGCATTAAACCCAGTAGTGCTAATTACTGCCGGCATTCTTGCTCTCGGTGTTGCCATCGTTATGGCCTACAAAAAGTTTGACACGTTTAGAGCTGTAGTGCGCACAGTGGTCAATGGTGTCGCTACCTATTTTGAGTTTATGGCTAACGCTTTTATCACCATGATTAACTTGGTTATCAAGGGCATTAACTTGATTAAGCCAGGCAAAGATATTGGCGAACTTGGCGCTGTAAGTTTTGGCCGTATGGGTGGCGACAGTGGTGGCGATGGTGGCTCTAACCCTGCAGGCCTTGACTACAAAGCGATGGCTACCGGGGGCATCGTCCGTTCCCCAACATTTGCCCTCATAGGCGAAGCTGGCCCAGAAGCCGTAGTGCCGTTAAACAAAGCAGGTGGCTTGGGCATGAACATCACAGTGAACGCTGGACTTGTATCTACACCCGACCAAGTTGGTCAGGACATTATTGCAGCCATCCAAAAGGCACAACGTCGTAGCGGAACGGTATTTGCCCCAGCATGAGCGTCCCTACAATGCAGGTGCTGGTGGGATTTCAGAGCACCACTGGCTTCGGTACACCCTTTCAATTAAACGACGCTTTTTATGGCGTTCTAGATACCGCAGGACGAGGCACCTTGGGTGGTGTCACCTTTGTAGACCTAACCAGCCTTGTTGAGAATGTCAGCATTACTCGAGGACGTTCACGCCAGTTAGACCAGTTCAATGCTGGCACCGCTGTTATTGCTTTTGATAATGCCAGCCAAATACTTAACCCGAGCAATACGGCTAGCCCTTACTACCCGTTCGTACTGCCACGATGCCCGGTGCAGATACTTGCTAATGGCATACCAATTTACACAGGTCTTATTACTGACTGGAATCTTGATTACGACATCAGCAACCAAGACATGATGTACGCGTCATGCTCTGACCAGTTCACAGTGCTCGCTAACCAAAACCTAAACGCTGTTGCCACAACAGTGCAGGCCACTGGTGCACGTATTAACACTGTGCTGGATTTGCCAGAAATTAACTACCAAGGCGCTCGAGCCATTGACACTGGCAGTTCTACCCTTGGCGCTTTCAATATTGCCCAAGACGAAAACTGCCTTAACTATCTGCAGCTGATTAACACCAGCGAGCAGGGCTATCTGTTTATGTCTGCTAGTGGCACCCTGACTTTTAAGGGTAGGGCTAGCGTTCTTAACCCGGTGGCTGGCGCTACTTTTAACACTGACGGCACAGGTATCAGGTACCAGAGTCTCGTCAATCAGTTTGGCCACGAGCTTTTGTATAATTTTATAACGACAAAATCCGACGCCGGCGCATTACAAACGACTAGTGACGCCAACAGCATTGCGCTATATCAGGCACAGCAATACTCGCTAACCAATCTGCTTAACAGCACTGTGGCCGAGGTGGCTGGTTTGGGTAACTATCTTTTGGGCAAGTACAAAAACCCAGTGCTGAGGTTTACAGGGCTATCTACCGAAATGTCAGCCCTATCGGCAACTGACCAAAACATTATTTTTGGGCTTGACATGACAAGCATTTGCAGTGTCGTTAAAAACTTTGTAGTAGGAACCCCATCGACTGAGACACAGACCTTGATTGTGTCGGGCATTGCCCACAACATCACACCATCTAGCCACGTTGTCTCATTTGTTTATGAGTCCACAGACGGCAACGCCTATTTCACCCTTAACGATGCCATTTTCGGTACTCTTAGCACTACTAATCTTTTAAGTTTCTGATAGGAGACAAACATGGCAACACAAACAAACCTTCCAGCAGCCTTTGTCAGTGGGGCCATCCTCACGGCAGACCAGATGAACAATCTGAGGGGCGCATTTCGTGTGCTTCAAGTTGTTTTCGGTAACACTACGGGACAGGTAACGATGGGTAGCGTTACCCCTCAAGACACTGGACTAACCGCAACAATTACCCCACAATCAACAACTAGTAAAATCCTTGTAATTGTTAATCAAGCAGGCTGTTACAAATCTGCCGATAATGCTGGTAATGGATTGAACCTATATCTTTTAAGAGGTGCAACAAACATTCAACAATTTGCCTATATCGCTGGCTACACAAACAGTACTTTACAAAACCGTTTCAATGTTTCTACAACATATTTAGATAGCCCTGCTTCTACTTCTGCATTGACTTACAAAACACAACTATCAAACGGTTCTGCCACTAACGAAGTTGGTGTTCAAGTAGGCAACACCGCAGTATCAACAATTACGCTGATGGAGATTAGCGCGTAATGCGAAAAAGCCTGATTCTATTGGTGTTTTTAGGGTCGCTCACCGCTTGCGCAGACCGTGAACGCCTCAACTGCCCACCCACAAAGAACAAAGCCCTCTCAAGCGTCACCGCATTATCAACACCCGAAACCACAACCGCACCCCGATACGCAACAGGCGGAAAGTGCGCATGAAACCACACAACAGACACAGCAACGAAGAAATTAAAGCACGACTTATTTTTGTCGTTGCCGTTGGATTAACAGTTGCTTTTCTTGCTTCAATCTTGGCTTTGCTCTATGGATTGCTATTTGTGACACAACCACTTGAAGTCAGCCCGAACGACGATTCTGCATGGGCAGTTCTTTCCCCAATGCTTGCCACATTGACAGGCGGCCTTTTAGGCGTGCTTGCAGGCAACGGACTTAAAGATAAACCAAAAGACCCACCAGCACCATGAAATACACCGGGTACGACAAAACAGCCACAGCCAAAATGGCAGGCACCGAAAAGTTTGTTGATCTCTGTTCTCGCCGTTGGGGCTTTACAAACCTAGGGACGCTGGTGGTTAGACAGATGCGATCGGGTCAGGGCATGAGTGTGCACAGTACCGCTAGGGGTGCCGATATTGGCTTTCCTGACACCAAAGAAGGAAAGGCTGCAGCTGTTCAAGCCATGCAATGGTTTGTCAAGTATTACAAAGAGCTTGGCATTGAAGAAGTGCACGATTACGGCGGCCTAATTAACGGCACGTGGCAGGGCTGGAGATGCAACCGCAATGGAAAGCCCGGCTGGAAACTGTGGACTGATTCTGATAATGGTGGCTCAAAAAACGGACGCTGGATACACGTAGAATTAGCCCCACAATCAAATGGTGGTCACGCTGAGGATGGCGTAGCCCTAGAGGCTGCATGGCGCGCACTGCCTAAGCCATAAAGGATTCCCAGACACTGTTTGAGCAGTGCTGGGGCTAGGTGGTGGGTACTTTGTTTCCATTGGGTATCCACCACCGCTTT